CCTTCTTTGCATCTGTTTATCCTACTATTACTTCTGGTAAAAGCACAAAAGTCATCATAGTTTCTACCCCCCATGGTATGAACCACTTCTATAGAATGTGGCATGATGCTGAGAAAGGTGTTAGTGATTATATCCCAACTGATGTTCATTGGTCTGAAGTTCCTGGTAGAGATGATAAATGGAAGAAACAAACTATTAAGAACACTTCAGAACAGCAGTTTAAAATTGAGTTTGAATGTGAATTTTTAGGATCAGTTGATACATTGATTGCTCCTAGCAAACTTAAAACTTTAATTTATGATAATCCTCTTAGAAGAAATGCTGGTTTAGATGTTTATGAACCACCAAAGAAAAAACATGATTATGTAATGACTGTTGACGTAGCAAGGGGAGTTGGTAATGATTATTCTGCTTTTGTGTTAGTGGATATTACTGAATTTCCACATAGAGTTGTAGCAAAATATAGAAACAATACAATCAAACCAATGTTATTTCCCAATGTAATATGGGAGATTGCTAGAAAATATAATGATGCTTTTGTTCTTTGTGAGGTAAATGATATTGGAGACCAGGTTGCATCTATCCTACAATATGATTTAGAGTATCAGAACTTATTAATGTGCTCTATGAGAGGTAGAGCAGGACAGATTGTTGGACAGGGTTTCTCTGGTTCTAAAACGCAACTTGGAATTAAAATGTCCAAGACAGTTAAAAAGGTAGGATCACTAAATTTAAAAACTCTTGTAGAAGAAAATAAACTCTTTTTTAATGATTATGAGATTATATCTGAATTAACTACATTTGTATCTAAACATAACTCATTTGAAGCAGAAGAAGGATGTAATGATGACCTTGCTATGTGTCTGGTCATCTATGCTTGGTTGGTAGCACAGGATTACTTTAAGGAACTTACTGACCAGGATGTAAGAAAGAGATTATATGAGGAGCAGAAGAACCAGATTGAGCAGGATATGGCTCCATTTGGTTTTATCAATGATGGTTTTGAGGATAGTACATTTGTTGATAATGATGGTGATAGGTGGTATACTGATGAGTATGGAGATTCATCTTATATGTGGGATTACAAATGAAAATGTGGGAGACAAAATGTAGTTGCTGTGGTAAAATGGTTCCAGCAAACAAGTGTCCTCAACTCTTAACGACACCTTTATGTAAACCTTGCTGGTTAAAGAAAAATGAAGTACAGCGTAGACATTGATGCAGGTAATGCTCTTGTAGACAAACTAAAAACTAAAGCACCATCTATTGGTGGTTTCAATGGTATGATGAAGGTTCCTTCTGGTTATGAGGAACCTATTTTAGTATCTGGGTCTGATGGTGTTGGTACTAAAATCAATATATGCAGGATAGCATCTGATTACACAACCATAGGTATTGACCTGGTTGCTATGTGTGTTAATGATGTGATTTGCAGTGGCGCTAAACCATTATACTTTCTTGACTACATCTCAAGCAAAAAAATTGATACTAATGTAGATGATATCTTATCTGGTATTATCAAGGGATGTGAAATTGCTGGAATGGAATTGCTTGGTGGTGAAACTGCTGAACATTACAGAGCAACTGAATATGACCTTGCTGGTTTCTGTACTGGTATTGTAGAAAAGAATTCTGTTGTAGATGGTAGTAGTATTTTTAGAGGTGATAAAATCATTGGTATTGAAAGCAGTGGTCTTCATAGCAATGGTTATTCTCTAGTCAATGATATGTTGTGGAGAAATTATATCACTTATAGAGAAATGCCTGAGTTGTTGACCCCAACAACAATCTATTCTTCATTGGTTCAAGATCTATTGGATGAGGTTCCTGTTCTTGGAATGTCTCATATTACTGGTGGTGGTATTC